TTCCCATAAGTCACGACACCACCCTCGACGATTATCTTATCGCCGAGCGCCGTGCCTCGTGAGCTTAACGCCTCGACGTAGTCACTCTCGATCTCATCATTGAGGAAAAATCGAAAGTTCTCAAGCCCGATTTTCTTATAGCGACCGGGCATCACCTTAAGCGCCTTGCCGAATTTAATCTCCCACTCATAAGGCGGCTCATCATTTTGTTCGGCGATAAACCCCTCGGTAAATTTAAAATTCTGGCGGGCGTCGAGCACTTGAGCCTGACCCGTGATTGAGTTTGGCTCGTGAAGAATTCGCCATCGCCACCCTGTCCAGAGGTCTTCAAGATCAAGTCTCTCGGCTTCGCTCGAAGCCCCGGGCTCAGATAAATAGTAAGCCCGATCGAGCTCGTTAGATATCTGGCGAGCAATCATCTTTAAGAGATGATCCTTGAAGGCATCACCCTCGGGCGCGTCCTCAAGGTCGTCGTCACTAATTAAAACGGCGCCCCTGACTTTTTTAGCGTTAAGTGTTATCGCTCCAGCGCCCAGCGTCGTGGTGATGTCTGAGGTCATCATCGTTGACCTCGGCTTTAAGACGTTAGAGACAAGACCGATCGCCCGAATGACTTTCTGCTGTTGAGACATTTTTACCACTCGAGCGCTCGACTTAAAGACTGAGCTGTCGATGATATAATCAAGAAACTTGTCAGACTCCTCGGGTGCAAAGGGAATTGCAGAGACCAGACCTTTAATCAGTCTCGTTTTAGTTATATCGTTATTCATCATCACCTCTCTAACCCAGATTGAATTTTAAATCAGCCTGACTGATTATTTTACTTTAAGGTTCTTGATCAGCACGCAGGCGTTGAGATTTTCAACGGCGACATCAGCGCGGAGAGAGTAAAAGAAAATAGTTCCCTCAAGTTTCGCATCTCTCTGAGTTTCCATTTTGATGTCACGATGGAGACCGATGATTAAGTTATCTTTATGAGTTAAGAGACAATCTGAGCCGTCGAGGGTGACCTCAGTCACGGCCTCAGCATCATCGGCGAGGTGAGTGTATTCGAGCGGGGTGGTGAAAATCAGTTTCCCGGTATCGGTCGAGGCGACTTCTTTAATCTCGCGCTTATACCCGATCTCTTTTTTGTAAATTAAGACCTTGTCACCAGCCGTAAAGTTCGATGCGCTATTTACATTCAGAGTCGTCTGACCGGCCGCTGAGTCGCTTTTTACATAGGTGTCGCCATGCGTGCCAGACTTAGTAACAGGAAGGTCGACAGGGATCAGAGGCGAGCTCACTATCGGGACTTTACCAAAGGTGACCTGGCCGCCCTCAAGGATAATCTTATCACCGAGAGCCGTGCCTCGCCCGCTCAGGGCGTCGATGTAGTCAGCCTCAATCTGGTCATTGACAAAGAACCGGAGATTTTCGAGACCGAGTTTCTTATATTTACCCGGCATCTTTTTGAGCGCTTTAGCAAACTTGATTTCCCACTGATAAGGCGCTGAGGGATTCTGCTCGGCGATATAGCCATTATTAAGGGTGAAATCGGCTCGAGCGTCGAGTATAGTCGCCCCGCCGGCGACAGCGTTGGTATCGTATAGAATCCGATAACGCCATCCACGCCAGACATCATAGATGTCAAGCATCGACGCCTCGTCAGGAGCTCCGGGCTCTGACAGATAATAAGCCCCGTCGAGTTCATTAGATATTTGACGGGCGATGATCCCGAGCAGGTGATCGACGAAAGCGTCGCCTTCGGGTGCGTCTTCAAGATCATCATCGCTGACAAGTATCGCCCCGCGGACTTTCTTAGCCGATAGAGTGATCAGGTCGTTAGCTAAAGTATTGATGATGTCATTATCAGTGAGCGTTGACTTCGGTTTTAAGACACCGCCGGCAAGCCCGATAGCCCTGACGTTTTTCTGAGCCTTTGTCATCTTCACGATTCGGGCGTTATTTTTAAAAACGCTCTCATCGATAACGTAATCAAGGAACCGGTCGGCCTCCTCAGGTGAGAAGGTGATGGTCGACAGAAGCCCTTTCTTCAAGACTGCTTTATTGAGTAGTTCGCTGTTAGTCATTTTTGTTAGTCCTCTCTAAAAAAACTCGGCCACTTAGTCGTCACGGGTGGCGTAACATCATCACCCTCAAGCGACTTCTTAACGGCCGGTATAGCTTTAATTTTTGAATCGAGCTCCTCAAGACGTTTGCTAACAGACTCAGAGAGAGCCTCGATCGACTTGACGACCTCATCGATACGCTTAGAGACCGCATCGTCGTCAGACTTTTTTTCTTCAGCCTTAGCGGGCTCAGCCGGAGCCGGGGGTGGGTAGCCGTAACCATAAACGGCGTATTTTGTCAGCACCCTCACGGCCTCCTTGATATCATCGGGTAGATCGTCAAAGACCTTCTCGAGAGTCGTAACGGCCGACTTAATCGCCTCGAGCGTCTGAGCGTCAAGACCTTTAAGCCGCTCGACCGCACCCTCGGGAGTCTCAATCATTTTCTCAAGCTGTTTTAGTAACTCATCCATGAAAGCCTCCGATTTTATAACAAGGAATTTTCGCCGATTAGCGGGGAGGTCGACGAGTGAGACCTCATCGATTGAGAGGTCAACGAGTTTTCTGGCGTCTTTTGTTTTTCCCATCACGCGCTCACTCTATCTCCCGAGCTAACCTTCCAAGTGAATAATCTCGACGTCGAGCGGTCTCGGTGAGTGAGCGACCCTCACGTCCGCTGATATTCTCCACCCGACCACCTGCTTTTGTCAAGCGGTCGGTTCAACGTAAGCGTAACCAGCCATCGAGAGACCTGTAATTCTGCCCTCTTTGATAGCCTGCCAGAGCTCGGGGTCAAGCACTCTGAGCGTCATAAGCCATGAGCCTTTTTTGACCACCTCGCCGTTGAGCTCAAACGTCACCGGGGCGATGTAGTTTTCAAGTAACTTGACTGAGTCGAGCGGCTCGCCCGAGTGATTGAGTTTAAACTTCGCACCGGCCTCCATAAAGTGATAACAGGCATCTCGAATCTCATCAGCGTCGGTATACTCGCCCTGAGCGTCGACCTTCTCGGGCTCATAGACGACACCCGTCACGATGTGCTCATCGCCATCGCCAGCCGAGCCCTTGAGTAGTTTCACCTCATAGGATTTTAGCTCAGCCTCTTTTTTTAGCCTGAACGGGTAGTTAGTGATTAACAGCTCAGAGTCTTTAACCACGCCGATCTCTGGTTGCCAGATACGAGGCACGTCAATCTCTTTTAAGATATAGTCTTTAAAAAGCCGCCGGTTGTCAGGCGTGTCATTTAAGGTGATCATAAATTGACCTTTAATCGACTTAACCGCCGAGGCAAACTCAGACACGTCAAAACCGAAATCCTTGCCCCCCCACTCGTCAGGATAAGGTGGGTCAAGGAAAAAGAAGGTCTGCTTTGAGTCAAACTCTCTGATCACGTCTTTATAGTCGCGGTTTAAAATTTTTGTATTTTTGAGTCGCTCTTTAGCCTTTAACAACCTGTTATAATCAGGCTCGAGGCTATGACCCGCCGCTCGCCCGGGTGAGAAGGCTGACTGAGAGTTTCGGTAAGAGGCTTTTAGCGTGTAATAGAATCGATAAAAACGCTCCTCATCTGAGGCTGGTTTTGTCTTATCTGCGATGAGCTCGTTAAACTTTTTCCTTCGACTGATCCAGTCAAACTTCTTAAGTCGCTCGATTGACTCTGTCGTTAGTGACTTGATAAACCGGTAAGCGAAGGCAACCTCGGGATTTTTGTCATTTAAGACCTCGACCTCGCTCGGATCTTTTCGCCAGAAAACCGCCGCCCCGCCGGCAAACGCCTCGACGTAAGTCCGGTGATCAGGAATGTTTTTTACAATCATCCCGGCGATAAACTTTTTACCCCCGCCGCCAGGCGACCCAAACGGCTGAGCGACGCCCTTATCCACGTCAGTCAGATGATAAAGACCTCGTTTAGTCAGTTTAAAATTAGCATAGAGGTATTCCCAGGCCGTGTTATGCTCACGCTGACCAGGCTGATTTATCTGCCGCTCGACCTTATAACGTTTGACATCCCATGCGGCCGGCGCCTCTTTGATTTTTGAGCCCGAGCTTAATAAGAACTTTCCCTTAACAGATTTTAACCGCTCAATGAGCTCAGCCCAGTCATCCTCTTTAAACTCATAAGCAAAGCCTTTCTGGCTCTGATTGAGATAAGGGGGGTCAATGTAAAACACGACATCGTCAGAATCAAACTCATCGATGACTTTTGAATAGTCAGTGTTTTTTATCACGACGTCTTTGAGCCTCGCCTTATACCGGTCAAGGTCAGCAATGATATTTATATGACGACCGACGTGACCTGGCATCGCTGACGCCATCGGGTCACCGCTAAACCCGCCGCGCTTTAAATACACTATCTTATAAAACCGCTCGACAGGATCAGCGGTCTCTAATTTTAACAGCCGTTTATAAGTCTCCTCATCAACGACCCAGTTTTTCCGGGCAAGACGTTTTTTCTGCTCATCAGTCACGTTTTTTATAAAGCGGTAAGCAAACGCTATGTCTGAGTCTTTGTCGTTTAACACCTCAAGGTCAGACGGGCGTTTATTCCAGAAAACAGCCGCACCCCCTGCGAAGGGCTCAACGTAGACTCGATGCTCGGGTAGATAGTCTATGATAAGCTGAGCTGACCGAGATTTACCACCCGGCGAGCCGAAGGGCTGACGGACTTTTTCAACCTCGACCTCGGCTGACTTTGTCTCTTGCTCAAAGTCATCATCTTTGAGTTTCGATATCATCCAGACCCGCTCTCGAGGCGAGACCGGGACATAAGCAAAAAGGTAATTCCCGCTCAAGACCCGGTCGGTGATATGTAATTTTTTAGCGTGAGGCTCGGCGAGGTATAGCTCCCATCTAAAACTATCGAGCCGGATCATCGCTGACCATGTCTTAGAGAACGCCCCCACCTCTCCGGGCTCAAAGATAGCGATTGAGCGGGCGCCGACATTGAGCCAGTCGTCGGGGCCGCGGACGACCTCGGCCTGAGGCTCGTCGACCTGAGGCACTTTAAAATCAGCCCGCAGTTTTTGACCCTGATCGAGACCCGTAAATTTAGACAGCCCATCGATGTTTCCCGTGAAAATTTCAGCACCCTCAAAGTAATCATCGCCGTCTCTAACGAGCCTCAAGTCAAGATGACAGCCATGGTTGCCGATGACCGACAGCAGTTTTTCTCTAAGTTTTTTCAGGTCTAATCTGGCGACCATAATCCCGGTCTCAGCCGCCTTAAGAGCCTTAGCCTCATCCTCACTGAGCCCCATAATGTGAATCTGGAGACAGCCTCGACCCTGATCGCCAGCCTCGAAGTCAATGTTAGACTCAACCTTCTCAACCTGCCAGACGTTAAATTCTCGAGCGATATCGATGACTTGCTCGGCATAGTAAGGCTGACGCCGGCTCGGATCGACATCAATCACCCGAGCGTTTTGAAAGACAAGCCTCACGTCATCAACCGATACGTCGTCGGTAATAGGCGCAACCTCAAGAGCTTGAATCGTTAATATATCGCCCGGCTTAGCCTCAATCGATGATGCCATCGTCTTCCCGAGGTAAATGTAACTCCGGCCGTTAAATTCAGTCGTATTGATAAATCTGGTATTGCCGGGCAGGACACCCACCTCATAAACGAAATTCCCATCTTTTGTTTTCTCGACCGCTAAAACTATCACCTTAAACTCAGCGGCGTTTTTTAGTTTAGCCACCGAATCCCAGACGCCATTTAGCGGATAAGTGCCGGTCACATCTTTTACAACGATGCCCTCGCTCTGAGGTAATTTTGAGAAGCGGTCAAATACGTTTTTGAGCTCACCGAGCGAGGTCATCGGCGCCGACTCAGGAACGAGCTCAAAGTGGAAAGTATCGCCATTTTTTAGCTCCGACATAAATCGCATGAGCTGACGGCGGCGCTCAGAGAAGGGCTCAAGGTGAAGGTCAACGCCGTCGAGCCAGACAAGATCAAAGGCGACGATAACGAGACGCTCATCCTCATCGAGCTCAACCTTGTCTGAGTTCAGCCGGGCGAGCTGGACTCGAGGGAGACGCTTGCCGTCTCGCTCGATCCCGACATCTGAGTCAATAATAAAGTCGTGAGGTAGTGAGCGGAGATAATCAATCAGGTCAGCCGGGAAAGACCCGGCTCGGTTCTCAAGCCCATCACTAATAATCTTAACGCTCTCGCCTTTTTTCCCGATTGAGACCCGATACCCGTTGAGCTTCGGCTCAACGACAAACGTTCGCCCCTCGCACCATCCGGCTAAAGCCTCAACGCTCCGAGCCTCAGTGATTCCGGCCATGGCTGGTTTCGGTAGTGGATATTTTCCCAGCTTATCAAAGGTCAGTGTCTCGGCCTTGTTAACGTCACTGGTCTGATATGAGCTGACGTTTGAATCGAGAGCGGCCCCGGCCTGCGCCACTTGATCGCCCGAGACCTCTCTCACCTCAAACGGCCGGGAGCGCAGGATCAGATCAAAAAGCGGGATGTAAGACGAGTGCGGCCCGGAGGGCTCATAAATAAAGTGCGGCGCCAGACCTGTCGATTCAACGACCTTCATCAGTTTTCGCTCAAGTGACTCGTCACGCTCCGGCTGTCGGATCAGCAGATCGATATCGTTAGCCTCAGACGGAGACTCGACAAACGACCCGACGATTGAGACAAACTCAGGAATGACAACGATGTCTGAGTAACCGGCTGAGAGCCCCTTAGAGTGGCGATAGCTCTCGAGCGCCTCATCAATCGGGTAACGCCCCCGGGTAAGATCGCGGCGGTCAAACTCATCAATGAGGGTCTTATAGCGCTCAAGATACTCTCGGCGTTTTTCCGGGTCGGTCATTTTTGCCCAGAGCTGGATAAAGCGAAAACGGAGATTCCTTAACTCAGCGTCAGAGACGCCCCTGATTGACTCGGTCGTTATCTCCTCAATCCTCATCTTTTACCTCTCTTTTTGTCACTCAGCGGCGAGCCATTGACAGCGACAGTTCGGGTGGACTGGTATCAGACCCTCAGCGTCGCTGATGTCAAAGACCTCGCCGTCATAGCTGTCGCACTCATCGCAAGCCCCCTCAAGGGCGAGATACTTAGCCTGGCTGTAACCAGCGCCTTCAATATCGTCGAGGTAAGCCTCAGACAGCACATATCGGCTCTCTGTCCGGGCGATCATCTCGGCTCGGTATAAGAGCGAGTCGTCAGCGTAAGCCTCAACCGAGCGTCTGACCTCAGACTCAGGCTCACCATCAGCAATCAGCTCATCTCTGAGTCGGGCGATAGCTCTCGCTTGCCGGTCATTAACGCCGACCGAGACCTTGACGAGAGAGGCTATCTCTCGACCTGTCCAGCCGTTTAGCAGACCCTCGGCGATTATACCCTGAAGGGCGAGCCGGGTAGTCTCGGCGATTGAGGTCACCCGGGAGGCCGCAAGTCGTGAGTATTTCTCCCATGATTCCAGCTTAGTAACGACAAGGGTGATAGCTTTATCTCGCCCCTTATAAACTATCGAGGCCGGTTGAGATCGTCGAACCTGAGCGATTCTGGGGCGATTTTCCCGGATATAATTAGCCGCTAATCGCTGAATTCTGGCTTTTCGCTTTTTTTTAGCCGCCGGCGCCGGCCTCACCGAGCCTCTAACACGCTCACCAAGCCTCATATACTCGGCGGCGAACAGCTCTTTACCCTTCTCAAGCCAGTCATAGTAAACGCTGTCGATGTCGCTCACGTCTCGGATCTCAGTCGGTAAGGTCGAGC